ACTTCGATGAAGCCCTTGCCGAAGGCAAGGTTGATCACGCCCATTTCGCCGGTTTCCGGCGAAAGGGAGGTCTCCCCCGATTTCTCGGAGGTTTCCTTGATCTTGTGTTCGAGCGCTTGTCTGGTGTTCTCCTAGCGAAACCATCTATGGCGGCAATACAAGCTATACGTCAGCTGACGCGCTTGTATTCGAAAGTCTCCCTCAAGTGTACTTCTTCTAGAGAGAGAGCCGCTTATGATGACTACGTTAGAACAGACGCAGAACTTGAAGAAGCTGAAAAGGCGTGGTCGGAAACGTCAATCTCCGACTTTAAGCGCTTGTCTCGGCTCCTCTTTGGCCGTACCCTCAGTGGCATGGATAACCTTCATGCTACCGGGGGCCTCGTTCCAAAGCACGGCCCAGGATCCACCGCAGAAAGACTTTACGGTAACGCAAAGTTCTCTCTGTCAGAGTGGACCTGGAGGCTTGAGTCTGGAGGATTCCATTCTGTGGATTACCTCCTGCCTAACCAAAAGTATTGGCAAGGACTCAAACGTGTCAGGTTCGCTGAGCCCGGGGACGAACGACCCTCTAGGGTCGTTGGAGTCCCCAAGACTCTGAAGACACCTCGCATCATTGCGATTGAGCCTACGTGTATGCAATATACACAGCAGGCAGTCGCAGAACCACTTGTTCAGTTACTTGAAAGCGATCCGCTTTCAGGTAAGTTTGTTGGTTTTACCCAACAAGAACCGAACCAGAAGATGGCTCGTCGTGGTTCTATTGATGGATCTCTGGCTACGCTAGATCTTAGTGAGGCTAGTGATCGTGTCTCCAATCAGCTCGTCAAGCATTTGACACACGGGTACACGCATCTTCATGATGCAATACAAGCGTGTCGTAGCTGGCGCGCGGATGTGCCTGGTCATGGATATATTCCTTTGACCAAGTTCGCGTCCATGGGTTCTGCCCTCTGCTTTCCTATCGAGGCAATGGTTTTTACAACCGTTGTTTTCGTTGGGATCGAGAAGGCTAGAGAACGCCAGTTGACTAGAAATGATTTGAAATCATTTTCTGGTCAAGTGCGCATCTACGGTGACGATATAATCGTCCCCGTAGAATATGCAGATTCTGTTTCTTCGGCCTTATCCCTCTATGGGTTTAAGGTTAACCTCCACAAGAGTTTCTGGACTGGCAAGTTCAGAGAGTCTTGTGGAAAGGAGTATTTTGATGGCCATGACGTATCTATAGTCAAGGTTCGTCAAAAGCTGCCGAAGAGCAGACGGAACGTAGTGGAG